GCGTTGGTGTCGATGTCGCGATGCGAGGTGCGGACAACACTGTGATAGCGAGGCGGCACGGCATGTGGTTTGACAAGCCGATCGTGTATCGCGGCGACCAGTGCCCGGATGGTGCGACCATCGCTGGCTATGTCGTGGCGGCGGTGCGTGACAAGGCGGTGATCCACATCGACCTGTTCGGGGTGGGCGCGCAACCGTTCGGCCACTTGATGGGTGTGGGGCAGCAGGTCATCGGGTGCAATGTCGGCGAGCCAGCGCGCGGCATCGCCAAGGATGGGCGGGTGCAGTTCAGAAACTGGCGCAGCGAGTTGTGGTGGAGGATGCGCGAGGCACTCGACCCCAACGCCAACACTGGCATCTGCCTGCCACCTGACAAGAACCTGCTAGCCGACCTATGCACGCCCAAGTGGAAACTGACCGGCAGTGCGATCCAGGTGCAGGGTCGCCAGGAGATTATGGACAAGCTCGGCAAGTCACCTGACTACGCATCGGCATACATCCTGGGCCTGCTCGATACACCCAAGCGGAACGCCATGCTAGCCCTCGGCGCATCAAACAGAAAGACGCGGGAATATGATCCTTATTCAGACATCTAGCTTGACCAAGGTAGGCTGACAGCATGCGGACCCAGCGGGACAAGCAAGTCAAGATAACCGAATGCTCGGTTGATGACCTATGTGCAGGCATCGGCAACCTAGCCGAAGAACTGTGGCTAGAGGTTGAGGGCGACAGCCGTTTTGACTTGAGCATCGATTGGTCCACATACCATGAGCTGGAGTCGGACCATGAGCTAGTGGTCTTGATCGCCACTCGCGACTGGGCGATTGTCGGCTTCAGCGTGACCGTTCTATACAATCCCATTCACTCGGACACTGTGCTTGTTGGAGTCAACAGCGCGCTGTTCTTGCAGAAAGAGTATCGAGGAGGTGGTCTTGGATCTCGTTTGATTCTGGCGACAGAGTCGGCGGTTAGAAGGCAGGGTGCAAAGATGATGTCCTGGCGAGCAAAGCCAGGAACATCAATGGCGCACGTCATGGACAAGGCGGGTTATGAAGTGGACTACATCACCTACAGCAGGAGCATATGATGCCAAACGAATACGGAGGACTCACGCTGTGGGATTGGCAAGAGATTGCCAGCCTGGAGACCGGTGAGCCTTGGCCGCAATACAGCGTGGCAGAGTTTCGAGGCAACGTCGAGGAGCTTGAGAAACAGCTAATCGATTCGGGCGAGGTGTTGGTCGGCAAGGAGACCGAAGAGCTGTCACCGATCACCAACTCGTGGGGTGACGGTTGCTATGTGCGCGAGTGGCTCTGTCCTGCTGGCGTATTCACTATCAGCCGCCTTCACAAGTTTGCTCATCCGTTCTTTGTGCTTGAGGGCACTGTTAGCGTGATGACCGAGGATGGTGTGCAGCGCATCGAGGCACCGCACTACGGCATCACTAAACCCGGCACCAAGCGCGTGCTTTACACACACACTGAAACCAAATGGGTCACCGTGCATGTCACGGATCTAACCGACCCGGACGAGATCGTCGAGGCAATGACGGTGACAACTTACAAGGAGCTTTCCGAATGAGCATGGCAGCAATCGCAATAATCTCTACGGTCGCTATTGGCGCATCGATCTACCAGGGCGAACAGCAGAAAAAGATAGCTAAGAAGCAGCTCCTTGCTCAAGAGCGGTCGCAACAAAAAGCTGCAAGTAAGCAGATCACTAACGACCGCCTTGCTCAGATGGAGAAAAAGAAGGCAAACCAAAAGGTAAGCGGCTCAGACCGATACCTTTCTCAAGCGGCAATGTCTGCCCAGCAGGGAGCGGGGTCTTCGCTTCTCACTGGCACAAGAGGTGCTGGGCAAGACAACCTGTTGGGCAATCGATCCACATTAGGCTAGGCATGCGACCATACGACTTTTCAAGTGACCGGGATAAGCGCGAGGCATTCATTGCGAGGCATGGTGCGCTCAAGAAGGATCGCAGCTCATGGGTCACACACTGGACAGACCTGAGCAAGCACATCCTGCCGCGCAACGGTCGCTTCTTTACGAGTGACCGCAACCGCACTGGCTCAGATCGATACAACAAGATCTACGACAACACTGCGACCCGCGCGCTTCGCACACTTGGTGCTGGCATGCAGGCTGGTGCCACCAACCCAGGCCGCCCGTGGTTCAAGCTCACCACATCCGATCCCGACCTCGGCAAGTATCATCCGGTCAGGAGTTGGCTTGATGATTGCGTAGAGCGCATGCAGCGTGTGTTCTCGAAGAGCAACACCTATCGCGCGCTTCACCAGATGTATGAAGAGCTAGGCACGTTTGGCACATCGGTGTCGATTGTGTTGCCTGACTTCAACAACGTGATTCACCACTACCCGGTAGTGTGCGGCGAGTATGCGTTGCAGCAGGACTATCAAGGCAACATCATCGGTTGCTACCGCGAGTTTGAGAAGACGGTCGGCGAGACGGTCAAGGAGTTCGGCCTCAAGAATTGCTCGGTGGCGGTGCGCGACCAGTGGAAGTCGCGGCAGCTAGAGAACGCTGTGAAGATCCTGCATGTGATTGAGCCGCGAGCGGACCAGGAGCGTGATCCTGACAACCCTTCGTCGGAACACATGCCGTTCAAGTCTTGCTACATGGAGATGGGCGGCGACGATGACAAGCTGTTGCGCGAGTCGGGATTCAAGCGGTTCCCGGTGCTTGCACCTCGATGGTCTGTGGCTGGCGGCGATGTGTATGGCACAAGCCCAGGCATGGAGGCACTCGGAGACGTGCGTCAGTTGCAGCAAGAGCAGCTTCGCAAGGGGCAGGGCATCGACTACATGGTGCGGCCACCGTTGCAGGTGCCAAGCCAGCTAAAGGATCGCGAGAGCGAGCTGTTTCCTGGCGGCCTCAACTATGTCGATCCAGGCACCATGCTTCCGTATGACCAAGTCACTGCTGGTGGTGGTGTGCGGTCTGCATTCGATGTCAACATTGATCTCAACCACCTGTTGGCTGACATCCAAGATGTGCGTGAGCGCATCCGGTCATCGTTCTATGCGGACTTGTTCTTGATGCTGTCGATGGCTGGCCCGAACACGCGCATGACTGCGACCGAGGTTGCTGAGAGGCATGAAGAGAAGTTGCTGGCACTTGGCCCGGTGTTGGAGCGATTGCACAATGAGATGTTGCAGCCGCTTATCGACATCACTTTCGACAGCATGATGGAAGCAGGGATGCTGCCGCCGCCACCAGATGAGTTGGCCGGTCAGGATCTCACAATCGAGTTCGTGTCAATACTGGCACAAGCGCAGCGTGCGGTGGGTAGCAACAGTGTTGACCGGTTCATGGGCAACGTGATGCAGATATCGCAGATTCGTCCTGATGTCTTAGACAAGGTCAACTTTGATAAGTGGACGGATCAATACAGCATGATGCTTGGTATTGACACGGACTTGATTGTGCCGGAAGCGGATGTGAATGCTCTTAGGAAGGCGAGGGCGCAAGCTGAAGCAGCGCAGGCGCAAGCTGCATTGAGCAAGGATCAGGCGTCGGCTGCGAAGGACATGGGGTCAGTCAAGACCGATGAGCGAAACCCGGTAGCAGACGCATTGACATCAGGCGTAGAGCCTGGGGCAGAGGAGGTTCTCTAATATGACATCAACAATCACGGCGGCGACATTGACCGTCACTATCACGGAGTCTGTGACCCTCAACGGTTATGACCAAGGGTCAAACAACTCATTCACCGTGGCAAGCGTGAATGAGGTTGTAAAGCGGATCGTCACGATCCCCGATGCAGAGACCGGCTTGCTTGCGATGGGCGCAACGATCCAGACCGACCTGTCCAAGTCTTACGTCGCAGGTTTGTTTACCGAGTCATCTGTTCGCTACATCCGCATCACCAATAAGGACGACACAAACTTTGTCACGCTTACGTTCAAGAGCGAGGGCAACCACGAGTTTGCAATGAAGCTTGATGCCAAGAACTCGTTCATCTACCCGTGCGACATGGCTGGTGGTGCGGTTGACACGATGGACGCGAACACGTCTGCGCTAACTGTTGCGCTTGAAGACTTGGTGGATGTCACCGCCTTGGCAAACACCGCCCCTTGCGACCTTGAAGTGTTTGTAGCATCTGTCTAATGAGACCTACACGAGAACGCCAAGGCCAGCCAGACCGTAGCCGGACAGGGGCATCTCGTAGCATCCCTGATCGCAAAATGGGCGACAACCCCAGAAGGGGTAAGCCCGACCGCAGCAGGTCTGGCGCAAAGCGGCCTCCTAATCCAGTTGAGCTAGTTAAGATCCGAAAGGATGAAATCAGAGCTAGCGACATTGGCTTAGACTTGATCCAAGCATCTGATCCTAGCGATCAGCGAACGCTGCTAGATGCCCAAAAGCTTGACGACACTTTGACAAGCATCTCTAGCAATGGCATCGCAGCAAACCAACTGCTGTATGGCACCAACACTGACACGTTTTCAAAGACAACGATCTCTGACTTCATTGTTGGTCTGCTTGCCAAGACCACCGATCTAGACTCTCGCGACTACATAGGTGCTGAAGTCTGCTCGGTTGTATTGACAGGCACAAATGCTAGCGGCACTGCGACAACCATCGACCTGAAGACAGGCACGGGGGTCACTCTAGAGCCGGGGAACATTGGTGTTCCTGTTGCTGCGAGCATGAGGGCTACAAACGTCGCAGTGTCATGGTTGGCATCAAGCGAGCCATCAAACTGGACTCTTCGACTTCACAAACGAACTGGTAGCGGGACTATGAATGAGGTCGCTACTTTCACAGTTAACACTACCTAATACTTATGGCTGCTGGACCTTGGACTTTTACTAACGCCTCAAGAACATCTCTTCTTGATGGCTCTTTTGACTTGGACTCAGACACGTTCAAGATTGCTCTATACACATCTAGTTGGTCGGCAGCAGCAGCAACGACATACACCACAACAAACGAGGTGGCTACAGCCTACGGTTACACGCGAGGTGGGATCACCATCAACCAGTTGGCTTTAAGCGGCACAACTACTGTGAAGGTTGACAACTCTGTGTCAATTGTATGGACGGCCAGCGGAGGTTCGATCGTCGCACGCTATGCAGCCATCTATGAAAACAGCGGCAAGTTTCTGTGCTACTGCTTGCTGGATTCCTCGCCAGCCGACGTGAGCACCACGACCGGTAATACATTGACAATCACAATGAACGATGCGGGAATCTTCACACTCGCGTGATGCCAACTCAACTAGTTACACATACTCCTGACGGCGTTGTTTGTGCCGCGCTGCAAGACGGTGTCCATGCTGGCAAAGCTATTGTCAGTGGGGCTAGCTGGGATGGCCCAGTAACCAACGAAGGCTGGTGCATCTTGGATTTAGACGATGATCCTGCAACTGTTCGTCAGTCAATTTGTGGCGCAATGTTGACCGCGTCCGACATTAGCAAAGCTTACGACTACTTTGCGGTAACAGACAGCCGCTTGCCTACTACTGCCCAAGCAAGCCTAGCAGCAACAGGTCGTGCATCTATCACGACTGAAGAGTTGTTGGCTGCGTTAGGGTTTGCGCCTGACTGGAGTGCTGGTTTAGTGCAAGCGATCGAACAAGAACAAGGGACGTGGTCTGAGTAATGGCAACCGTCACTAAGATTGTTGGAGCTAGTGATTCCGCAGACTACGCGACTATATCGCTTTGGTATAACGCTCGCCGTTCTCAGCCTTCTAGTGGTGACACGGAAGTGTGTGTTCTTGAAGATGGCAACCACGACTGGTCATCATGGCAAGGTGGTTGGGCAGATGTAGACCTTACAGTTAAGTTCCAAGCACAAAACTCGCACGGCGGTGTTTGGGCTAACGGCGCACGCATTGTGCCGACTGGGCAGATGTCTTTTCCAAGCCGCGAAGACGACACGACGATTGAGTTCATCGATCTGGTCTTTGACTTCCCGGCGGCGTATCGACCGCTTTACCTAGGCACGTCTAGCACGACAACGAGCAAGACCACCAATGTTACGCTAACAAGATGCTTGGCTTACAACGCCAGCACTAACAGCCCAATTGTTAGGAACGGAAACAACGCGCCGGGCGTTACCAACATCACCGCGACCAACTGCGTGTTTGAAGGTGAAGGAAGCCCATGGTATGACGTGCCATATTCCAGCAGTTCTCAAACTGACTCGTATGTAGTGCTAACGGCTTGCACTGTTCGCGATGCCATTGTCACGTTGCAGCGGCATGCGTCAAACAGCAGCACCAATAGCAGCGTCGTTGCGAATGGTTGCTTGATTGCAATAGACAGCGGCATGAACAGCGGGCAGATGGTCCGTCTCACTGCCAACAGCTACGCACGCGGCGGCTCAAGTGTTGACTGCATTACGACAGAAGCCGAGGCCACGCACGACAACTGGGCGGACAACTCAAGAACAAACGCAACCTATGGCGTTACGTTTCATCTTGACGGCTCTACGCCTTCTTCTGGTCAAGTGTCATGGGAAGGAGGCAGTGGTCCTAAGTATGACTTCAGTCTAGTAGAACACGCCAACAACCTTGCGATTGGCTACGCTACAAATGCGACGATGCCAAGCGGCGACATCGAGGGCAACACACGCCCTGGATCTCCCGATGCTGGCGCGTATCAGTCAGAAGTCGGTGTCACTCTTACACCGGGCAAGCTTGCGCTTTCAACGTCAACTTTTGCACCTGCCGTTGTAGCAACACAGCTAGTTTTCCTAACTCCTGGAAAGCTTGCTTTAAGCACTACCGGGTTTGCTCCATCGGTAGCGTCGGGAAACACTCTAACGCCTGGAATAGGGCAATTAAGTATTTCCGGGAAAGTGCCTAGTGCTGTTTCAAGCACTCCACGGTCAGTAATCTCTACAGGCCAGTGGTCAAGTTCAATTGACTTTGCCGTAGGCGATGAGTGGGTAGTGACTATTGATGGCCCCTCTGCTAACGCCCCTCGAATCCATGTCCAGTTACTGTTTTCTTGATGTGAAATGACCGACCAAAACGGGTGGAGCAATTACGAAAAAATGGTTCTCTCCGAAATCAAAAGGCTCTCTGAAATGCAGATCACAACACAAGCTAACCTCACAAGGTTCGAATCTCAGCTTGCAGTCTTGCACGTTAAGATAGGAGTGGTTTCAGGGTTCTTTGGTTTGATGGGGGGCGCAATCCCGGTCGCTGCCGCAATCATTATGAAGCAAATATAAGCTAGCCATGGCAACCAATGAGTTCGAAGATGACGCTAACAAGCAGACGTTTATCGTGAAAGACGAGCGGGCAGCCTTGAAGATGCGGCGCGAAGAGACTCGCGAAGCGGAAGCTAAATACCGAGCCATCGTTGCGCGAGAGCGTGAAGCTTCGCGAGCTGCCCAGCAGATTCGGCAAGAGGAGACCAAGCTAGAGCTAGCTAAAATGCGTCTTAGCCAGAGTGCGTCTGAAAAGGCCAGAACTAACATTGCACTGACTACGCCACTCCTGCTGGTGCTTTTGATCGGTGGCTTTATAATTATGCTGGGCACCGGAGCTATTGAAGACGAGCATGTTAGTGTGGCATCTGCCTTGCTGACCCTGGTGGCTGGATCCCTTATGCAGAACTTGCGGTCTATAGTGTCTGAGGGTGCCGCTGAGGCTTCTGACTTAAACTCCAAACCAAGTGAGCTAAAGAAATGAAACGATTGATCCCTTTTGCAGCCCTCGCGCTGCTTTCCTCATGTAGCGGCGTAAGTGTCGCTGACGCCTACCTTGCTGCCGATCGGGCGACGTTTGATGCTGTTGCTCCTGACTACGAGAAGTATGTGCTAAACGACAAGCTTCTTTCCGATGCTGCAAAGGGCGCGCGCATGCGATTGATTGCTAGCTGGAAGATGCGTTTGGAGGCGAACGAGAAATGAGCGATCTACCGCCCGAAGTTGAAGAGCTGGTTGCCGCGCTGAAGGCATCTATCACGGCTCCTGAAAAGCAGGAGATGCTTACGGCAATAGCCACGGACGCACCCCGCCTAGCTGCGCTTGCCTTGATGGATCCTGAATCTGCCATGCAAGAAGCTGCAATGGTTAAAGCCACGCTAGCAAACCTTGCTCAGTCTGAGGCTGCCATGATTGTCAAGATCTGGACGGAATGGGCTACCGAAACCGTTTCCAGGGTTATCACAAAAGTAATGCCGGTATAGATCTATGAAGAAAGCAAGCAAGAAGATGATGCCTAAGAAGAAGGCTGGCAAGAAGCCCGCCAAGAAACCTTCGCCTCCTAGAGGCAAGAAAATGGGAGGCTACTAATGGTTTGGCAAAACGTGGTGGTTAACACTGGTGGTGACAAGATTTTTGACCCGCCGCTTGACGCGATTTATGTCACGGTAGCCGCCAATGGTTCGGGAGACGCAATGGATGTTTACGTCAATGATGTGGCTGTAGCAGCAATTACGGCTACGACTCTAAATGCAACAGGTTTAAAGTTGGACGGTCTCGGCCACATTACCCGGATTAACAATACTGGCGATTCGTTGCGATACATCGGTATCCGTAAGCTTCCGTCATCTACATTTGGCGCAATCAACGACACGTAACGATGGCTGCCAAGAAGCGCGACTACAAAAAGGAATACGCAGACTTCCACAGCAAGCCTGCGGCTAAGAAGAACCGCGCTGCCGCCAATCGAGCGCGGCGTGCGGTAGGTCTGAAGGTGGGCGATCCGCGAGAGGTTGACCACAAGAAGCCCATGAGCAAGGGCGGCACCAACTCCAAGGGCAACCTCCGAGTGGTGTCCAGAAAGACCAACCGCAAGAAAGGCTCAAAGTAAACTTTGGCGGGAATTGGATGCTGTGTTGCGAAGAGGTCTGTGCGCGGTTCAAACTCGCATCACCTTGAGTGACCACGATCCTTTCGATCTCGAAGAGCAAGACACCCGCGATGACATTCGTCGCGTGGCTTCCAAGCTATCTGGCGAGACCGACGATGCGGACTTCGTGTGGCTCATGTCTGGTCCCAGAGGGCGGCGTATCGTGCGCCGTCTTCTAGGTCGAGCTGGAGTCTTCAGAACGTCCTTCCACCCAAACACCATGGAAATGTCCAGGCAAGAGGGTGCGAAGCAAACGGGCTATTGGATCCTGTCTCAGATCGACCGGCTTTGTCCGGGGGAATACACCACGATGATGCAGGAGCATAAAGATGGAAGAGCCGTTGCTGGCAACCGAAGCGAATCCCACAACTGAGGGGCAGACGGCAGAGACCAACGACAACTCGTTGTTGTCCGAGGAAACGACGCAGCAGGTCGAGACAAAGGAGCAAGGTGCCCCTGAGTCTTACGATTTCAAAACGCCCGAGGAACTACCCGAGGGAGCAGAGATCGATGGTCAGATTCTCACTGCTTATAGTGAGGCTGCCAAAGAAGCAAACCTGCCGCAAGACAAGGCGCAAGGCGTTCTCGATAAGGTCATGACCGCTATGCACAAGCATGGCCTTGAAGCAGCAGAGACTCAGCGAAACGAGTGGGCCGATCAGGCTCGCAAGGATCCTGAGTATGGAGGCAAACAGCTCGACGAGAATCTTGGCATTGCCAAGAAGGCTCTTGAGAAGTTTGGCTCAGAACCCTTGCAAGACTTACTCGAAGGCCCGCAAGGTCTTGGCAATCACCCGGAGCTAATCCGGTTCATGGTCAAGGTTGGAAAGGCAATCGGTGAGGATGGATACGTGGGTAGCAACCAAGGTAAATCTGTTGACCTTGATGACGTTGCCACCCAAGCACGAAGGCTCTACCCGAGCAGCAACACTTAACCTAGAAACTTAAAATGGCAAACCTGACTCTACTTGACTGGGCAAAGCGAACTGACCCAGATGGCTCCGCGCCAATCATTGCAAATCTTCTCTCGCAAACGAACGAGATCCTTCAAGACGCGACCTACGTGCAGGGCAACCTGCCAACCGGCCACCGCGTAACGATCTCGACCGGTCTTCCGACCGTTTACTACCGCGCTCTGAATGAAGGTATTCCGACTAGCAAAGCCACCACGGCTCAGGTCGATGAATCCTGCGCGATTCTTGAGGCTCGCTCTGAGGTCGATATCGACCTAGCTATGCTTAACGGCAACAGTGCTGAGTTCCGCATGGGCGAAGCCCGTATGTTCATCGAGGCGATGAACCAGAAGATGGCAAGTGCCATGTTCTATGGCAACCCGGCTGACGATGCGAAGGAGTTCCTTGGCCTTGCACCGCGCTACTCGTCCCTGACCGGGGCTGGCAACTCAACAAACGTCCTTTCTGCGGGTGGTGCTGATGCCAACGAGCAGACTTCGGTATGGCTTTGCTGCTGGAGCGACCAGTCGGTCTTCTGCCCCTTCCCCAAGGGATCCAACGCAGGACTGCTTCAGGAAGACCTGGGCCGTCAAACTTCGTTTGATGCAGGCGGCACTGGCAAGCGCATGGAAGTAATGGCCGAGCGATTCCAATGGAAGAGCGGTCTTGTCGTGAAGGATTGGCGTTACGCGGTGCGGATTGCAAACATTGGCACAACCGCCGATGACACTAACGCAATTGTTGACCTTGGCGGCACCATGGCGGCAAGCAACACGGAAAACATCTTGCACCAGATGATGAAGGCTGTGGCTCGCATTCCAAACCTTAGCATGGGGCGTTGCGTGTTCTACATGAACCGCACAGTCTTTGCTGGCTTGATGCGAACAGCTCTTGAAAAGAGCAGTTCTGTTCTTTCGATCCAAGACGCGGCGCAGCAATTCGGCAAGCCCGGATCGATGCTGTCGTTCATGGGTATTCCGATCCGTCAATGTGACGCGATCCTCAACACTGAAGGCGTAATTTCTTAAGGAGTAATCTGAAATGACTTACACAGATAACGAGCTTACTCTCTCTACCGCGCAGGCTATTACGAGTGGAGCTACAATCGCTTCTGAAGAGAGCATCGACTTAACGACAAGCCCAGATATGGGGAATGGCCGAGGATTTGCGGCTCAAATCTCAGCGACTACTGTCCCTGCTGGCAACAGTGTTGCCACTGTAACTTTTGACCTTGTCACTTCGGCGGCAACAGGACTTGGCACTCCGAGAGTTATCGGCTCTTCTGGTCCTATCCCCGTTGCAGATTTGACAGCAACAAGTCCTCCGATTGTGGTGCGGCCCAACCCTGCTAATCAAGCACTGCCGGTAGATGGGGTCACAGAACGCTACCTTGGCATCGTCTACACTCCAGATGCCAGCCCGACTTCGGGCAATTTTTCTGCGACTCTCGTTTTGGACCCTGCTCCTAGAGTTAGCTATTACCCGGCTGGCTCTGTGATCGCCTAGTCAACTAGCGGCTAGCTTCGGCTAGCCGCGCAACACAAGGTTTTTCCTATGATCTATGACTTTGCAACCGAGGTCACCGCATCGGCTCCACTCACTACAAGTCACGTAGCATTTTCTGCTGGCGTCGATGTAACTGACGGCTCTGACGGTGTTCCTTTTTGGGTTGGATCAGGCCAGCCGCTCTACATGCAGTTTGAAGTCACTACGGCGTTTACCGTTGGCGGTGGCGCGCCTCTAGCGCAATTCGGTATTGGCTTTGACTTAAACTCAACATTAGGGGCGACCACGCTTGTTCTCGGCATGACCGGAGGCTCCATCGCAACTAAAATTGGATATGAAGCATCCGAGCTAACTGTAGGTGAAAAGTTTCACTTAGCCATTCCTCCGTTTGATGAGGTAATGGAAGACACTCGGACTATTTGGCCTCACGACATTGACGCGACAGATTTGAGCACGTTTCGCACCATGAAATACATGGGCATCGTAATTCAGAACCCTATGGATGTCAGCTCAACCAACCGGTTCGGTGCTGGCGCAGTCAAAGCTCGTATTGTGACCCAGGCATCGCTTGGCACTGCGGCTCTGTCAAACCTTTACCCCTCTAGAATGACGGTGAGCTGATGCTTGTCCGAGTCATCCAAAAATGCTTCGTGAACAATGTGCTTCGCGAAGCGGGGGTCGAGTTTGAATACGACGGAGAGATCAACCCTAACGTGATGATCTCTTTGGAAGACGAAGCTCCGGTTAATAAGCCGGTTGCTAAGGTTGCCAAGAAGGCGGCTAAAAAGACTGAGAAGATAGCCACCAAGAAGGACTAACTATGCTGAAGCACGCTGCGGATCTCTCCGATTCTCACGAGTATTTTATCGTATGGGTCGGAGAGGCCGGTGCGCGGCCTTGGGGAACAAAAGCTGAAGGCTACGAGCTGTTCCCTGAGTTTGATAATGCGTCAGATGGTTTAGACCTCACTAGCGTAACAGTCCCGTCTTCATCCAGCGCAACAGCGACTACGACGGTTACTGCCACGCCGTCGATAAGCATTAAGGCCAACGAGTTCGCCAATGCGACGATTCGCTTGGGAACAACGGCATCGCCGATTGCTGGCTATGGCGTGATACAATCACACGGAGAGATCTCAGCCGCTGCATCGGGGGATCTAAGTGTTAAGTGGACAGTGTCGGCTGCGTCAGGGTCGGGCAAGTCGGGCTACATTGTCCGAGAAAACGCCAAGCGGCGCAGCTACCCACAGGTTCGTGTGCTGACTCCGTTTCAGCCAGTGGAGGCTGGCGACAGCACAACAAACATTGAAGTGTCTTACCCAACCGCCGGTGCGGCGTGGGCCTCTAGCGGTAAATCGCTCACGCTGCCAGCTCCCTACAACGGCACAACCGGCGCGACATCGTTTGAAGACATCGGCTTGCTGCTACCGTTTACGTTCAAGGAAGGGCTAGCCGGATACGGCATTAGCGACAAAGGTGACTCGGCTGGAAGCACTACTCACGCAATTAGCGAAGTAGCTAGCAGCGGCACGGTGTTCACGTTTGCCAACGCAATCACTCAGCACGTCCTTGTGGGCGGCTACGTCATCGTGGATTGGGAGACCGGCGGGGCGACTAAGCGAAGCTGGGCACCTATCACAGCGATGGCCTCCACGACTTCCTTCACTGCGGGGCCGTGGCTTGGGGACGGCGCAGTAACTGACAGCGGTGACGGTAGCGTCGTGAAACGCTACACGGCTTGGGTTCCACACTACGACGATAGCCCCTACTCCTACCTACCCGGCGAAGGTTTCACTTATCCAAACAATGACATGATGCCCTACGCATCGTCAGCAGTTGGTGCCAATGTTCTAGGCAAGCCTAGAAATCAAGGCACTACTGCCTATGGCGACAACTTTGGGAGCTTGCTGGTAACAGCATCGAGGATTGCTTCGATGACCGGCAAACGTGTCAACGTAGTGCATCTAGGCGTAGATCAGAGTTCGCTGGTCCCTGCGAATGAAAACAACTTGACCGGGTTTAACGGGAGAGTTGGATGGTGGGACAACGAAAGTCACGCCACCTGGGCAACCGGTGTAACAACATCAATCTACCAAAGGCTCGACAAGCTCCTGAGAACCGTTCTGCCGAACGCTCTTAAAGCGGAGTCTTCTGCTAAGACCCTTAAGTGTTTGGGCCTTGTGGTGTCTCAGGGGCAGTCTGACGCGCTAGACACAAGCGCAAGGCAGCATTACGGGCGAACCCTCAAGGGGTTTGTAAGAGCAGCTCGCGGTTTGATCGACACGCTTGGGTTTAATCCCTACGCAAACGGCGCAGAGATCCCCTACGTCCAGCCAAGGATCCCTTACTACCCCTACTCAATCAACGGCACCTACGCGACCGTTTCAGCGAACACTTATCGACTAGGCGCGGTTGGCTCGGAAACCTTAAACGCCGACACTGACAGTCTGGTTAACTCGGCGATTGAAGAAAACGCAGCGGTAGACGAGTTTGCAGCCACAGTCAAAGTTGATGACTTGCCTAGAAACACGACGGATTTCCGACTCTACAACGGGGTGGGAGAAGCCGAACTTGGCTCGCGTATTAGCGATAAGCTTGGGATCCTAATTGACCACGGTCTTTCTTATGGGTCTTCCGCACTTGCAACCACAAAAACGCGGTTGGTTGACATCTGCAACTTGGCATTGTCATCAATTGGAGACTCAGGACAAATCGCATCTCTTGATGATGGCAGCGAACAAGCATCGCTTTGCAAAAGGTTCTTGCCAGAAGCCCGAGACAGCCTGCTTCAGATGCGGCAGTGGGGCTTCGCTTTGCGTCGTAGTCAGCTAGTAGCTGTTCAACGCCCAGAGATGAATATCTATCAGCATTTCAACAGCTGCTACGTGATGCCTGCGGACGCTTTAAATGCGTTCAAGATCATGCCTCCCGTTACTTCCAGCGAACTGTTTGAGTATGCACAAGTTGGCACGTCGAGCTATTCAACTAAGTTTGCTAGTAGCGACGGGTCAAGCATTAGCGGCCCGGACACAGATGTCAATTCGCTAAACAAGATCGTGGTTGCAAGTGCGCCAAGCGGAGACAGCGGCGTAGTTATTGAGCCTAGCACTCTGCTGCCGATCCAATCTCACATCGAGCTGGACGCAGAACCATTCGCGGTTGAGCAGTCACCTTTTGGTTATCGATACATCTTCACCAACCAAACTTTCGCAACGCTCCAATACGTTGCCAAGGTGGTGGACGCAGACCAATACACTCCGCACTTCGCTACGGCTTTAGCCAACTACCTTGGCTCGATGTTGGCTGGGGTGCTGATCAAGGGCGACCAAGGCGAGAAGGTGTCAGCAAGACTTCTTCAGAAAACCGCTGGAGCTATTCGTCAAGCATCTTCAAGCGATGCAAACCAGCAGCGACCAACTGACAGCGACAGGCCGTTTGGATTCATCCCAAATCACATTGCCCATCGATGACAAGACAGACTAAAAGCCTCACTCGTTCTTTTGCTGGCGGTGAGATGTCGCCGGAAATGTTTGGGCGAATGGATGATCTCCAGTTCCAGGCTGGAGCCGAAACGCTTTTGAATATGGTGCCGCGCCCAACGGGGTCAGCCGCGCGCCGTTCTGGCACCAAGTTAGTCAGGCAAACAAGAAGCAGCGGTGCGTCACACTTGTATCCGTTTGTGTTTAGCCAGTCAGACTCGCTAGTGGTTGAGGCTGGCCGCGACACAATTGGCGGTCTCGACAGTGGCTATTTTCGATTCCACTCTAAGGGGGGAACGCTTCTCTACAGCGGCTTGGATGCGTTTTACAAGAGCGTCATCTTTTCGCCTATAGACTTAGTCCAAGTCGAATGTGTAAATGGTCTTGTAGGTCAGTTCACGCTAGCTAGTCACGGGTTGTCTGTAGGTGATATTGTTCAAATACAAGCGACAAGCATTCCGATTTGCAGCCCCGCCATAACAAACGGGCAGACGCTAATCGTGAACACAGTTGTAGACTCGAACACAATTACCCTTAAGCAAACAGCCGCGTCAGGAGGATCGGCCCTTTCGATAAGCGAAAAAGGGTTTGAGGTAGGGCTTCGCGGGGCAAACCTCACGCGCGGCAACGGCAACTACAGCGGCACCAATTATCGAGTCTTGTGGAGTGCTTACTCCGCAAACGACTACGGACATGCTCTAAAGCCTGGAGACGAAGTCTTCATGACAATGGAGCCTTGGAGTACGTCTAACGTCGGCTTCGACGGGAGCCACTTCAAACTTCTGCCGCAGGTTGGAACTAACAACACTCCTAGCACAGGAGGCCTTTCCAAAAACCCCAGCTACCTCGGCCAGCAAGTTATCTTCTTTGGCGACGAGCTTCCTTCCGGCATCGTGGCAGGCAAGCCTTATTACGTCATCAAAAATGATGACACTCACGGTGGCGACCCCATCTTTAGCATTAGCGAAGTTCGGGGAGGAGCTGCTCACGATTCTGGGGCGACAGGCTACGTGGGGTCTACCGCATCGGGCGGCAAAACGTGCTGCGCGATGCCACAAGCATATAGAGGATATCCTAGCAGCGGTGATATGAATCACTTCGATGTGCTGAAGTCTTACTGGGTAGCAAACCTGACTAACTCTACTGGCCCAGCCGGTGCCGGAAGTGGCATCCCAGCGGTTGGAAGATTTAGGCTCGCGACATCTCCTGGCGAAGTCGAGTGGTTGGCTGGCAATGTAGTTCAATACGTTGCTGGTTTTGGAGAGATGCGAATCCACAAGGTTGCCGACCAGGGCGATTTGGTTTCATACCGAGGCAAGCAATACTATTGCAGGAAAGAGCTAGCTAACAGGTCTGGCAACCTAAGAAAGCTAGATCACGATCAGTCAGCAACAAGAGTCCCGATAACCAGGACTGCCGACAAGGCTGAATACTGGCGAGAGCTTCCTGGCAAATCTACTGGGGCAGCTTTTACTGCAACCATAACCCGCACAGGAGGAGGGCTTCTTCTGGTCAACGCGACCGATCATGGACTCGCAGATGGTCAAGCGGTCACCATGTCGCAGGGTTACGCAGGCGTGGGGTGGTCGAGCCTAGCCATCACATTTGGCACTACTTACTATGTAGCAGCGAAAACTGATGACACGTTTGAATTAGAAGCTTCAGCAGTTGGAGGAACCCACGTCGCTCTTTCTACTAGCTTTTCTACGGGCGGCGTTCAGTTCCAGGCAGGCCCAGCCTTTAACACTACAACTGACAAGGTGCAGTGGCCTTCTCATGGATTATCAGACTCAGATCCAGTGGTCTTTAGCAAGCCAGCAAAGACTAGCCAAGGAGCGATAACAAGCGTGCTGCCGGGTGGTCTGTCTCACGACACCACCTATTACGTTGTCAACAAGACCACGGACGATTTCCAAGTCTCTGCCACGCCATACGGTGATGTCATCGGCTTGACAGGCAGCCCAAATAGCTGGCACGTAGCTAGTGGGGGCACTTACTTCGAGGTGCCTCACGACTACACCGAGGCCGAGCTTCCTGAGATATCGACCACGCAAAGCAACGATGTCCTAACGCTGTGCAGCACCCTGCGGCCAGCGACTGAGCTTCGCCGCTACAGTTCAACAAACTGGAAGTCAGGAGACATTGAGTTTAAGGCTGTCGCCAAAGCTCCTACTGACCTGCAAGAAGTAGAAATTGACCAAGGGCTTCACACCAAGGTCTATGGCGTTCGCACTGTCCCATCAGGGGCTGGAGTTGCCCCGCCTAATTTTACTATTGAGCTAGGAACTACTACCGGGCCTCTTTTAGAGCTGTGCTTTACAAATGACGCTCAGGCACAAGCCGGTCAACCTTTCCTAAACGACCCCCCTTTTACGGTGGGAGACGTAATCTATTTAAGTGGGTGCAGTGCATATTCTGTTCCTCTTTACAACGAAACGTTTGCTCCAGCTTTTGAAATCCAGAACGGGTATTTTGAGGTTGCTAAAATCTTTGGAGGTACCAGCGCAACCGATCCTGTTTACAAAGTAGATGTCAGAGCAACTGATGGCGGCCCGCCTGCTAGGAGCCGCATTCTTACGCCAGACCAGGGCGGTTCTAATGTGGTGGCTGCGGAAGCCAACACTAGTGGGGGGACTCAGTCAATACCTAGCTGGTTTAGCTACCAAAACTCAACTTCTCACCCAACGGGTGCTGCGGGGGGGACAATGTACAACGTCAACCCAGACGCTAAGGTCCGCATTGCTAGCCTGGGTGAAGACATCGAGCAAGAGTATGTAGTTACTTCGATTGATGTGAACAACGAGGAGTCCGAGGCAAGTGAGTCGATCAAGGTCGAGAACAACTTGTATGTCCCTGGCTCGTTTAACAAGGTTGGGTGGGCATCCTCAGTAGGCGCGACTCGGTATCGCATCTACAAAAAGATCAGTGGCCTCTACGGCTTTATTGGCGAGACTGATGAGGTCACGTTCAAGGATGACAACATCGGCCCGGACTTGGCTGTTGCCCCACCAATAGCTGATAACTCCATGCGTAAAACGGCTGCCGTCACGCTTAGTGACGATGGCAATTACGTGACGTGGGTTGACCACGGGATGCTTGACGGCACGCCTGTGTTGTTCCGCACCTCGGATGAGCTTCCTGGGCTAAACGAAAACCAGACCTACTACGTCATCAACGCAGCCAAGGACACGTTCCAGGTCGCCTTGACTGACGAGTCTCAGGATCCGGTAGATATCACAGGCACAGACACTGGAGTCCACACAGCGGTCTCTGGAGCCTTCCCAGGGGCAACCTCATACTACGAAGGGCGAAGAATCTTTGGAGGCAGCAAGATGTTGCCTCAAGACGTGTTCATGTCTGCAAGCGGGACCGAGGCAGACATGTCTTACTCGATTCCCACAATTGACTCCGACCGGATCTACTTCCGCATCGCCGCCCGCGAGCAGAGCAGGGTGAGGCACATCATCCCGCTCGCGCAGCTAATGCTGTTGAGCGATTCGACCGAGTATCAAGTCACACCGGCCAATGACGATATCCTCACGCCGTCATCGGTGTCGGTCAGGCCGCAAAGCTTTGTCGGGGCTAACTTCGCTCCCCCAGCCCTAGTCAACAACACGGTGGTGTTCTCAGCGTCTCGCGGTGGTCACGTTCGCGAGATGGGCTACAACGCTTCTGTCCTGGGCTACATGACCGGAGACCTTAGCATCCGAGCATCTCACTTGTTTGACAGCAACACGATCAAGGACATGGCCTACCAAAAGTCGCCGCTTCCAATCGTGTGGTGTGTCTCCAGTTCGGGCAAGCTGCTTGGCTTGACCTACGTGCCGGAGGAGAAGGTTGGGGCATGGCATCAGCACACAACGACAGACGGCACGTTTGAGTCTGTTGTGTCGGTGCCGGAAGGCGACGAGGATGTTGTTTATGTGATAGTGAAGCGAGGCAGCAACCGCTACGTGGAGCGTCTCGATGACACTTACCGAGGAGGGACTGAGAGCATCAGCGATGCCTACTTCGTAGACAGTGGCGTGACCTACACGGGAGCAGCCACAACGACCATCAAGGGGCTGAATCACCTTGAGGGCAAGTCAGTAGCCTACCTTGCTGATGGCTTGCCTGGAACGGGCACCGTAAGCAGCGGTGTCCTGACATTGTCTAAGGCTGCTGCTAAAGTCCATGTTGGCTTGCCGATGACATCTCAGATCAAGACTCTTCCAATGACCATGCTTGGCGTAGATGCGTTTGGCACAGGTCGAACCAAGAACATCACGCGAGTGTGGGCTAGGTTGTTTGAGAGCGCAGCGTTTGAAGCCGGTCCAACCACTAGCAATATGAGGTCTTCGCTCACGCCTGCGGCAGGGTCGCTTTTGTCAGACTTCGTAGAAGTTACTTTGCCTTCGTCATGGAATGATGAAGGGCAGATTGTCATTCAGCAAAGCAATCCGCTTCCACTTACAATTGCAGGGTTGACCATCGAGGTCGCATCAGGAGGATAGATATGGCAGGAGAAGGTTTAAGCGGTTGGTTCACCGGCGGCAAGATGAGTGGGTCAGAACTAACAGGGGCTGAAAGCATCGGTATTGGCCTATCTATTGCTGGAGCTGCATCCAGTGTAATAAATGCCTTTTACGCAGTTGACGCGATGAAGTATCAGGCTGCGGCTCAAGAGTCGAGGCTGACTTTTGAGATGGGGCAGATGGGCAGGGCGAATAGCTTGAAAGAAATTGCTTCGCGGGAGATGAAGCAATCCGGCCAAGAAGAGGCTGGAGAAGTGGGGCTTAAGTATAGACAGGCAATTGGATCCTCTGACGCAAGGGGAGGCGCGTCAGGCACCCAGGCGGGAGTGGGAAGTCGCAAAGAGATGTCTGCATCTATGGAGTGGGCAAAAGACACCGCCCTTACCACTGTCAGGAAAAGCACGGCCAACAAGGTTGCTGCTATTCGGTCGGACATAGGCACGGGGCAAGGGCAACAAGCTTTGCTTGGCGGCCAAGCTGCGGCGGCCAGAGCTTTGAAGTCTTCCTATGGAGGAACAGCAAAAGGCATGGCGGGCTTCACATCGTTGCTCGGCGGTGCCGGTCAAGTGATGTCTACTTTTAGCCGGACACAGAGCAACTACAGCGGCACCGGCAACAACAGCGGCACCGGCACTAAAGGACCATAATAACAATGCCACAAGTTCCACTACCTAACATGGCGCGTCAGGTCGGCATGCCGAATGCCCGCCCTTTGTCGGGGCCGCAGACCCAGATGTCCACCGCACTGCTTCAGCAGAATCAGCAAGCAGCTCAGACGATGTCGGCGG